GTTCGTTATAATCATAATCAACTGTGTCATAGAAAAAACTACTAAAACCGTTTGTTGATAAAATACCATAGTCCATAGGTAAACCAGCAAATGGCGATGTATCATATCCGCCGCCGACATATCTTAAATCTAAACTAAGCAAAGGTTCTACTATTCCAGTTAACCTTCCGTCTAGTGATAAAGATACACCTGGAGGAAGAACCCCGTCGCCTTCAGCAATAAAATATTCTAAAACATCTCCCGCACTTAGGTCAGGATCTACTGCTTCAAGTTGGTAATCTATAATTGCATTATCAAGTATGAAAAGCGATTGATTTGGCCCTACAGGAAGCAAGCCTTCATTTGTACGCCATTCGGGTGCATCAGGACCAGAAACATCTATTTGTACAGTTCTGTCTTCTAGTTTATCTTTGTAAGTTGCTCTTAATGTAAATCTACTAGAAGTATTATATGCAACTTCGTAAACAGTTCCTTCAATAAAACGTTGATCTTCTGATATACGCAAGCCAGCAGGCAGTCTACCTGCAATAACTTCGACATTACTATTGTAAGCAGAATTTAGTGGTAGTAGTAAGTTAACAACGGATCTTTCGACCATTGTTGCAATTTTTCTACCTGTGGGAACTGACCATAAACTATCCGGTTGCGCCATACTTGAATCCTTTTATTACAAGTATTTATCGGAATCATATACTTCCAAGATCTATGTTTCCAGAAGCCGGTGCACCAAATGTTCCTAAATCAACATCAATGTTTGTTACTAAGAAATGCATTAGACTACTATAATCTGGAACTATGCCACCAAAGTCGAATCCAGCATTCCATTCTGCCCAATCACGGATATCGTAACCCCAAACATTGCCTTCCATGTTTCCTGCAAAAAATCCGGTGATTGTACTTGCATTAACTACACCAACATTTAATAAATCGTTTCCTTGTGCGTCCAAATTGCCGCCTAACTGAGGTGTAAGGTCTTCAACTAGTTCAGCAATGTTAGTGTTTTCAATAGTAAGAGTACTGTCAACAATTGAAGTAGTAATACCATCTCCGCCTGCAATAGTAAAGGACGCTACATCGTCAAGCGTTACATTTCCACTGTCACTGTTTATTGTAAGTGTGTCTAAACCTACATCTGCCGATATAACAATTTTATTTTCATCTGCGGTAAGTGTAATTTTATCTGAGCCGGCAATCTTTTTAAATTGTAGATCGTAATTTACTTTGTTGTAATAAAGACCTTCGCCGACTGATCCAAGATTTGAAACAGTTGTTTGTTCGTCGTCTCTAAGATCTAGTTCTTCAAAATTGGTGTTGATTTTGATCATCGCTTCGCGAAGATCATCACCTGTACCGTCATTTGCTACACTACCAACATTGATTAATTGAATTGCCATGTCTTATCCTTATGTACTTGTATCATTAACAACAACTGAAACTGATTTGTCTATACCTACTAGTTCAAGTACCATAGTTTCTGCACCTTCAGCTGTTACGTCTAATGCAAAAGTAAAAGTTTTTGTTCCAATACCGTCATCGCCAATTGTAAAACTACCTTCTAGAAGATCGCCGTTAATATCAGCCGAACTTACTCCAGTGATTACATAATCAACAGTAGAGTCTTGTGCAATATTAGTTGTTGTAAGGGTAATAGTAACAGTATTTCCCTCATCAACTGAGCCTGAACTTGCAGTCAGTGCATATGTTTTTATAACAGAAGTGTCTGTTTGAGCTTCTGTTAGCGTACTTCCTATTGAAAGTTGTGTTTTACTATTAAATTTATTCCAAATAAATCTATTATTAGAACCTAACAAACTTCTAGCATTTGTATAATCATTATCAAACCCTGTTGTATAAAGCCTATCAGTTTTTGCAGTCCCTGTAAAATAATTTAGAGCTTGTGCAGGAGTTGAACCTGGATTTAATTGAAGCCATAGTGCTAATACACCTGCAACTTGCGGAGATGCCATTGACGTTCCTGATAAATTACCAATTAGGTAATCATCATTAAACTGGTAAGGGCCGTCGTCGTATGAATTAGTGGTGCTAAGTGTACTAAAAATATTTGTTCCTGGAGCCCAAACATTTACGCCAGGTCCTTTTTCACTAGATTCTGCTGCTTGTTCTCTACCATTTGCTGCAATGTCACTGTCTATGTTTCCAACAATAAATGCTTCAGTACTAAACGGTGAAGAACCTCTGTTGTAATAAACATTTTGGCTCGGCGTAAAGTAAAATGATGCTGCTGATCTAGTGAAGTAATTATCGTAATCGGCGCCGCCGTCTATATCAATTTTTTGACGATAGTTACCTCCTGCTATACAAACGTGTACTCCTGCATCAATAAGTTCTTCGACATCAGCATCAACAGATGCTACATGTATTCCAAATCGATAACCAAAAGTTAGACTATAGTAACTACCAATCATACCTTTTGCTGTATCTCTGTACTGTCCTGTATTATCGGGGCTTGCAGTAGTTGCGCCTCTATATGTTATACTGTCAACATCGTAAAAATAGGTACCGTATCCCCAACTCATGTTAACAATAGTTGGACGCTTTGCACCTGTTAAAGGATCTATTGGCTTTGCATTATGCCATTCTTTTATAACATCAAATACGTCTGAAATGGGGATGCCTGTACCACTGTCGCCTGTGCCTTCTAATCCTGCAACTTTTACACTGTATATATTTGCATTTTTAGCCCAGCCGTATGTTTTACCTGCTGCAATACCTGCACAGTGAGTACCGTGTCCGTCATAATCTCTATAGTGGTTAGCACTTTGCGTTCCTGGAAGTCCGCTAGCCGCATACCAATCAATTTGTTGTACTCTGCTATTTCCGTCGGCATCTTGAAATTCAGGATGATCTACTTGTAATCCACTATCTTGAATAACTATATCAACTCCTGTTCCATCAAGTGTGTAATTATAACCACCACTGATAGTGTAGCCTATGTAAGGATTGTTTGCTTCATTAACTCTACGCAACCCCCAATTTATATTATCACCTCTTGTTTCTGTTGACTTTGCAAAAACACCTGTTTGTACAGCGTGGAGACCAATTTCAATATCGTCACGAAGATCTGGTCTTAGTTCGCATGCAACAACCCTTGAGTCGCTGTTAAGTGCTGTTGCTTCTTCGTCTGTAAGCATGTAGTGCGTGTTACGTTGTGAACCAGGACGAGCGTTTGCTACTGTTGCGCTTCTGTTAGGAATTGCGCCGCCTCCGGTAGCAGCAATCATTTCTGCATTAAACGCATTGTAATCTACGCCTTTTTTTAATGTAACAATATATTCTCTTTCACTCATTTGTTTTTTCCTAGTTTAATATATTTATAACGCTGCTACTGCTGTTTGGAAATCTCCGTATGTTGCTGCGCCAGCAACAATTGATTGCAATGTTGCAATGCTAATGTATCCTGGTATTGTACCATTTACAGCATCAACAAGCAATGAACTATCATCACCAAATACGCTACCTTGTAAGTCACCTGTAACTGTACCAGTTATATTACCTACAAATCCTCCGGCTGTAAGAACGTTGCTGCTTGGATTATATGTTAAAGCAGTGTCAGTTTCAATACCTTGTGTTCCAGTTGCGCCTCCGAGGAAGGCTATGTAAACAGTTTCGTCTGTTGTATTATTTGCTACTGCTGTAATACTTGTAGCAATATCAGCAGTACCAGTTAAATCACCTACAACATTACCTGTAACGTTACCAGTTAAATTCCCATTTAATGTTCCATTGACAGCATCAACAATAACTCCACTGTCGTCGCCAAATACGCTACCTTTTAAGTCTCCAGTAATACCACTTGTAACTGGACCAAAAAATCTAATATTATCTGCGGTAAAGTTAATAAATGTATTTGTTCCGCCTGGACCTATGCTAATAGCATTTCCGTCACCTACATCTGTTGTAATTGAAATACTATCATCTGCTGTTAAATTATTAGCGATGAGTGCGTTTGTAAATTGTATTGTACCTTCAACTGTTGTGGTTGATCCTGAATTACCTATTGTTATAGCAGTAGCACTTGTACCACCTAATGTAAGAGTTGTGTTGTCTATATTTCCTGTTACATTGCCAGTAAATGTAGCATCGCTGCCGTCTGTTCCATTTTCAAGTACTTTGGCTATTCCGTCTGCTGCATATACATCACCAGTTAGATCCCCAACAATGCTAAACCCAGTTAGTATGCCGCCGAAGTCTCCTGTGATATTTGTAAACCCACTGATAGTACCTCCAGTGTCTCCTGTGATATTTGTAAATCCTGTAATATCACCGCCTGTATCACCAGTAATTGTAGTAAACCCACTAATCGTACCGCCTGTGTCACCAGCTAAATTTAAAAACCCGCTTATAGTTCCACCACTGTCACCTGTTAGTGTAGTGAACCCACTGATGGTACCACCACTGTCACCTGTTAGTGTAGTGAACCCACTGATGGTACCACCACTGTCACCAGTTAAATTTAAAAACCCACTTATAGTTCCGCCACTATCGCCTGTTAGTGTTGTAAAACCACTTATAGTTCCACCAGATGCACCTGTTATATTTAAAAATGAACTTAATGTTCCTGCACCAGTTCCTGTTATGTTTACAAACTGTGTAAGGTCTCCTGAACCTGCACCAGTAATTGAAGCAAAGTCTGTAATTGATCCATTGTCTGAACTAGAAATGTCACTTGCTTCAAATGCTTCAGTTCCTATAGTCCATTTGTCTGTGCTATCATTATATACAAATGTTACATTTGCTTCTGACCCCCGGTCGATTTCAATACCCGAAGTTGTTCCTGTGACTCCTGCGCCTGTTTCGCCATTGTTTAAAACAATTACATTGTCACTTATTGTTGTATTTGTTGTGTCAACTGTTGTAGTTGTGCCACTTACAGTTAAGTTTCCTGCTATTTCAACATCATTAAACTCTGAAGTTCCTGTTACTGTAACAACATTGCCGTCGAACTGTCCTTTGTGTAATTCTACCCAAGCACTATTCTGATACAGTTGGAATCTATTTTGTGTTGTATTATATATTACATCGCCATTCTGTCCTACAAGGTATCCTGCTTCTGTATCTGTTAATTGTGAAAAGCGTACCGGAGTATCAGCAAAACGTATTCTGTTTCCTGCTCGGAATATTAAATCTGTGCTTGCACTATATTCTGCAATGCCTGTGCCGCTTTCAAATGTAAATCCGTCGGCTTCACCGTTGTATATAACTGTGTTACCTGTGTTTTCTTCACCAATAACTACATCATAATTATTACGTGCATTTATTATAGTATTATTATCAGCAGGACCAACATATTCACCAGCTCTTGCTGTTGTTACATCAGCAATAGATGCTGTAAGATTTACTGTAGTTATAGTTGTATTGTTTATAACACCTACAACTTCAGATGCAACTCCATCGATTATCATTGAAGAATCGTCACCAAATACAGAACCTCTAATGTCTGTATCAAACGTTGCACCTTCATCAAACAACCCTGCTAGGCTTGAATCTAAATCTGCTGCTAATAGATACCCAATATCGTTCTCAAATTCTGATACTTGTGTTGGTGCACCTTCTAGGGCAGCATAACTAATCTTACCTGTTGCTGCGTTGAATACTCGGCTCTCGTTACCAGCAATTAGGTCACCCATAAATTCGTTAGCAACAACTCTGTTGAAATATAAATCTGTTGTACCTATATCAACATCACCAACAGTTGCTGGAACAATTTGTTCTGCTACTTCGATTTCATCAACACTAATGTTACCAATGTCGTTAAAATCTCTAAACTCAATTGCATCTCCAGTGGCGTTAACTTTTAAAAATTTATTTGCTGCGTCTACATAATTTGCTGGAGTGTCTGTGAGATCGATAAAGTTTTGTGCTTCTAGTCTGTTACCATTTATTGTAATATCAGCAGCATTTATAGTGCCAACAGCATCTATATCTTGTACCCTTACTATACTGCTTTCGCGTAGGTCAAGGTTGTCTCCCGCCGGTAACTCTTTTAGTTTATTACCGTCTGTTGTATCAATTACCAGTGGAAATCTATTTGCCATTCTCTAAATCCTGTTACTTACTGTATTTATCGTTATATCGGAGTGTTACCATTTACTGCATAAACCGCCGCTGCTAACTTATCTATCGCTTCTGCTAGTGTTGTTGGACGAGGTGTGTTCCATTGTGCTGCATTTGCAGGAGCATAGTTAACATCTCCTGTAAGATCTCCGACAACATTACCTGTAACGTTTCCTACTACAGTACCATTTAAGTTACCATATAGTTCTCCGTTAACACCGTCAACAATAACTGTGCTATCATCTGCTGCTACTGTTCCTATAAAGTTACCGTAGAATGTATTTGTATTTGAATCAAAAGTTTTTGAACTATCTTGTCCAAACAAATCACCAACAACATCTGCACGTTGACTAGCTCTACTACCATTTACAAGTAAAACACCGTTACCATCAACTTCAATCCTAGCACTATTTAAATAGATAAAGTCTTTTACGTATACGTCAGCAAACCTATTAGTCGAAGTACCTATATCGTACTGTCCGTCTGCGTCTGGTACAAGACTTGCTCCAACTGCCGAACTGCTGCCAGTATCTGGATCAGCGCCTGCACTAAAGTCTCTAGCGTACAGTTCCGCAAAGTTGTCATTGATTTTATCAAATGCGCTGCGAAGCGGATCACCATCTCCTTTGTTTGCACTTGTACCGATATTAATTAGTTGTCTTGCCATTAGGTGCCCCTTGTACTCTTATTCGAAGAATGTTGTTTTGCAGAACTGCTTGACGCTCCTGCGGATTTTTTGTGTCGTTGTAGGCAACAGCCTTATTTTTCTTAACCATTTTATCTACTTTTGGTTTATCCATTAGTGTTTTCCTACTACTATTTCAATAACGCCTCTGTCGTTATCATCTTTGCTTTCAAGCGCCTTACCGATAACTGCACCAATTGCTGGAGTATTGTTTACTATAGCATATCCTGGAATTGCACTAGCAACTAGCAAGTCACCTTTTTGTACTTTTCCTAGAACCTTACATGGAACACGCCCTTGCAGTGCAAGTGCTACTACATGCTCGCCTTCTAGTTCTGCGTTCATTAAGTGTGCAGGATTTGTTGATACAACACCTGCAACTCTATGTGTGCCATGATCTGTAGTTACAGTAAGTTCTGCGTCACCACCAAACACTAGTACAGTGCCCGGTTCATAATCTGCATCTGCCGTGTAGTTCTCTGCCAAGTCAGCGTAGTATGCTTCAGTAGCAGTTCCACGGAACAGGCTTGCAAATATTTCATTGTATTTTAGCGAAGCACTACCAATGTTGTATGTTGCATCAACATCAGGTAGCACACCATCTGCATCAAATATGAATGGTGCAAAACTTGAGCTTGTTGCTACGTCTGCAACAACGATTGCAACTTGTCCTAGTGTTGTAACACCAGTGTTAGCGCCAATTGCTATACCAGTTGATGCTGATCCTTTTTCTCCTGGTGCTTCAATAAACGAACTGTAAATCCAGTCAACTGCTAGACTTGGTTCACCGTTGAAGTTTGAAGTATTCTGTAGTGTACTTTCTGTAACACCAGTAGAACCAATATTAACCGAACCTGGTATTTCTATATCAGGTCCTGCTGTAACAGCACCTGCTGTACCTACTGCTCTTAGTATTTCGCCTTGTGAAGGTGTTTTAAATACTAGTGTGGTTGTATCTAGTGATAATACTTCATAACTTGGATCACCACCAAGTATCAAAGAGTTAACTTGAATACTACCACTAGCATCAGTTTTTACAATACTATTAACTTCACCAGTTGTTGACACATTTGAAATACCGTAAGTTCCTGCACCGGTTTTGATAAGTGCTTCACCCGGATCACTGCTTGATGCTATTAAACTCGACGGTTCAAAGTCTGCATCTGAAAGTCCACCACCTTCTGATATAACAGTACTGAATGGTACTTCGTCAATGTCATTATCTGAACTATCACCGCTCCAGTTACCTAGTACAGTACCATCTTGGATACGCTGAATTTTCTGTAATGGTAATTGTCCGTTGTTAATTGTTATCCAGCCTGTTGTAGCAGTAAACACATCATTATCAAAACTTGCTACTCCGAGATCGCTTTGAGTAATTCCTACAGCACTGGATCTTGTTGTCGCTGCATTTAAGTTTAATTTACTTTGTGCTATAGCGGCTGTTGCACTAACATCTGCATTAACAATACTACCCGGAGCATACTGGAAGTTAATTGTTGTGTAACGATCTGTTACTTCTGGTCCAACAACAGTAACTTCTCTGTTTGTATCAATAGTAATATCACTATCAGGATCCATTACACCGTTGGCCCATTCGTCTACAGGTCCGTCAATACATAATGCCTCAGCACCACCTAGAACAGCAATAACATCTGGGTCAGGTGATGAGCCTATTGGCTTACCATCGCTAAACTCTCCAGTTAGTGGTTCATATATAATTTCAATTATATTACCTTCAACTGCAATACGTTCTATTACGTCAACTACTGTACCTGTTGCACCTGTAATTGTTCCTGTAATTGTATCACCACGTTCGTATGGTCCACTAACAATTGATCCTGCATCTACGATTAGTTTTTTGTATTCTGTTGCAACAATTAACTGTCCTTCAACTACTCGGTCATCATTGTATGTTAACGAACGTAAATCTTTTAATTCGTCACTCTTTCCTAAGAAGTCGTCTACATAAGATTTAGTTGCTGCATCAGAGTCTGAAGTTGGTGTTGCTAGGTTAGTAATTGTGTTGCCTGCTGCGTTTAGATCGTCTGTCATTGGAACAGCACCGTTTGGAGCAAGCACACCTGGGCCTAATTTATTAGCAACTGGATTACCGTTTACATCGTAACCTAAGCGTCTGTTAACATAACCACGTACAGCAAGTTCTGTTGGAACTGTGTCAGCAGCGTTATCAGTCATTGCTGTGTCTGTTGAGAATTCAGTAACAACCACACCACGCTTAAATCCAAGACCGTCAACATCTGAAAGTGCAATTGAAGCACTAAATGTAACAGTACCAGTACCTTGGTCAACGCTGAAGAAGCGTCCTACACGGAAGATACCGTTTTGGTCTGTACTTACATAGAACACACGACCTTTGCCACGTTCGTCAACTTCGTTTGCTTGGTTTTTCTCTGCAGGCTCACCAAAGATAACGTTTGGATAGTTTGAATCATTAAATCCACCTGTACCAACGTCTAGGAAGTCATGTGATGTAGCACGACAGGTTGAAATGTTAATTGTAACGTCACCTGTAGCACCTTCAACTAGACCTGCGCGAAGTGTTACAGTTAAACTGCCACGTAACACTGGATCGTAAATACCTGTAGCATCTGTTTGGTTAATGGTGTTATAATCAGCAATGTCAACAACTACATAGTCATTGTCTTCTGCTAGTGTAGAAATAGTTTCTCTTGTTACTGATCCAGTACCGTCTGTACCTGCTGCGCCAAATGCAGTACCATCTAATGTTGCAGTTAGTGCAGCATCTGTGTATAGGTCTGCTGTTACGTTAACGCCAACAACAATATTATCAATATAATAAGTGTTGCCATTTAGTTCTGTCATTCCAACAACATCGCTGAATGTAATTGCTTCACCACTTTGTAGGTTTATGTCACTGTTAAATGTTACATTTACAGGGTTAGCCTGTGTTGAAGCAGTAAGAGTTAATTCTGTAGTTACATCGTTAACACCTCTAGCATTAAATGCGTAGTGTTTTTTACCCTGCCAAGCAAACACAGGAGCCTCAACTAGACTTGACTGTGACCATCCTATTGGACGGTTTGCTTCTGGTGTTCTTAAGTTATTGTTAAGACGGAATATTTCATTACTGTCAAGTGTTGCTTGTAGAGCTAGTACAACGTCTCCGATAGTACCACCTTTTTCAGTACCACCTGTTAACGGAGTTGTACCATCAAACACATTTCCTACAACCTCTTGTGCTTTGTCAGATTTTACAAGCATTCTAATATAGTCATAACCTTCATCAAAACCTGCTTGTAAATATCCATCTTCAAGTTCATCACCAATACTGTTACTGTTTAAGAAACTAATTGAACGATAAATTTGTCCTGGGTTTTCATCAAATACAACCGCAGTTGATGGACGAATTGTTAATACATCTGGTCTTGCCAAATCACTAATGACATGTGTTTGGTTTCTTCTATACTGTATAAGTTCACCAAATGGAGTATCTTCAAGTAAACCGTTAGTGCTAAACTGAGCATCGCTAGTTGAGAAATTAAGTTTGAAGACCCTACCATTAAAATATGGTGTACTTGCTTCTACCCAAATATTACCTTGTAGTGTAACTGCGGTAATTCCACCACTACCATCTATTTCTGATACTTTGATTAAACAATCGTTATCTGGAGTTACACCACCTAAGTCTGCACCGCTTACTAGGAATGTATCGTTAACAGTGTAACTTGAACCACCGTTTTCAATGGTTGCAGTATACTGATTAGCAATAGTTTTTTGAACATTAAACAATGCTCCTGCTGCAAATGCATCATCTGTAGTTGCAACTACTGTAATATCTGTTCCAACATTGACATATTCACCTACAGTATGTCCTGCCAATGCTGCTGAAGCAACTTCATATCTTGCTATAACTGGAACACCTGGGTGATAAACATCAAATTCAGAACGGTTGGATGGCGGATCTTTGAAATCATATGCATACAAGAATAAGTTTTCTTCGTTGTTGCCGTATCCTGTTGAGTCAACAGTAGCCGGCACACTTCCTGCCCCAAGAGCACCTAGTGTATCACCTGTAAGTTGGTTTGTTGTATCAAATGCACCTACAACGCCTGTTAGATAAATTACCCTGCTACCGCCTGTTACAACTGTACTATCTCCTAAGTCTGCCGTATCAACTGAAACAGTACCATATGCTGTTGAACCTGCTTGCGTTAGTACTTCGCCTGCTGCTATAATGTAAGGATCTGTAAGTGTTAGCACAACATCAGCATCAAAAACTTTTGCTGCTTGTACCATGTCTTCTGCAAGACGAATACTATCTGGAATTTCGTTTGGATCTGATCCTTCAGCAACTAGTCCGTATTCACCATAACATGAAGAACCAGTTAGCGATCTAATCTCTGAACCATTCTTTGAGTAATATGATGTCCAACAGTAGTATGTAAACATAGACACCATTTCTGATAGCGCACCATTAACAGCAACTAGACCATAACCTAGATCGTTAATCTGTGTGAAGTCGTTTCCTAGTATTGATCTGTTACCTGCTGTTTGTAGTGTAATTGGTAATGGTGCAGCAATACTTTGAACAATTCTTCTTACAATTAAGGATTGTTGTTGTAGTATTTCGTCATATGCTGACTGTAGGGCTGCGTCTGCCCAAGTACGATCAGGAGTATCATCTGCAGGCATATTAGATGTTTCACCATCTGTAATGACTGTGTTGATAATGTCTATCAAGTCTCCTGCTTCAGTTACTTCGGTAGCACTAGCAACATTACCAGCATTGTTATTATAACCAACAACAGCAGAACTTCCATCTAACATAGCGCCTACGATTGTTTTTAATTGTACATATGCTGCGACTGTGGCTGCTTGTTCACCTGCAGGTAATTGTGCAACTGCTCCGTCAACATAAGATTCCGCAGCAGATTTTGTTCCTAAATTGCCTCCGTACTGTATATCGTAACTTAATGCGTCAACAATATATCTTACATCTCTTTCACATTTTACTGAATCATATGTAAATGACGGTGTAAAAGGTGCAATGCTACCTGCAACTTGTGTTGCAATCCAATCAGTTAATTCGGTTGCAATAAGGCTTCTGTTTAACTGAAGGATCTGTCTTGCATATAGTTTATTAGTATCTACACCAGGGTCAGTAAATGTAAGTGCGTCGACTACCCCATCGCCTGGTTCTGCTGTATAAGTTGTTCCATTTGTAATAATGTCAATTACTTCATCATATGCATCGCCAACACGAGTTGTTGCTGTTGAGTCTGCTGCTACTGAATCAAGTGCAAGAGTTTGTGTTTTACCTACGGCAATAGCGGCAGTAGTTTCTGCCAATTGATCGTCAATAACAACACTTGCAGTTCCTCTACGATATGCAATACCATTGTATAGAGCATTGAAGTTTGTTCCTAGTACAGTGTCAAGTGCTACACCGTTAACGATAATGTTTGAGTCTCTTTCACACTTTTCTTCGTTAAATTCAAATGTTCCAATTGAATCAAGATCAACACCAGTTGAAAGTTCTGAAGTTAGTCCTGTAAATCCTTGACCATCATTTGAGCTTGGATCAAGTATAAGATCTGCTGTACCAAAGTCTGGGTCATATAGTGTAACAGCGTTAACTTGGAAACGTCTACCATCAATGTAGAAAGCACACGGAACTTGAGGACGTCTTACAAACAAACCTTGAGGGTCTGCTTGTGAACCTAAACTCTGTACTCTTAGGCGGAACGCTGATCCGTCTACACGTTCTGTAACCTGTACTGCGGAGTTACCAACAAACGCATCAACAAACAATCCTCCACGGAACGCTTGTTTGTTTAAACTTCCTGCAAAACCTGTACCTGTCTGACAATATGGTGATTTAGTAAGCACTTGCCCTTCTGGGTCAAGCACCATTTGGAAACCGCCATGTCCTTGACCAGTAATGTTACGTAGAATAGTTGCATCGTTCATTAAGAACACATCCATTTGATCGTTTCTTAATGGTGGGTTATAGTTTGCATCAAATGCAAAAGTAACAGTATCAACCAAGTTGTTAATTACAGTGTCTGGTCCGTCTATTTCTGTCCAGTAATTAGCAATCTCAGTTGCATCAAAAGTGCTGCCTGATGTATTTTCAATTCTACACTGATAATATCTATCTATGCCGGCAAAGTTAAACGTTACAACATTACCAACTCTATACAGCTCACCTGATGCCCATGTAGCAGGTTCTGCACTACCGTTAAATAGATCATAATCGTATACCAAGTTTGCGCCAGGAAGATCCGGACGAACTGGTGCTGCGCCACTTGGGCCATATAGTGTACTAGGCGCCGCTCCTTGTATTAGTTGTGCAGCAATAGTATAAATGTGTTGGATAGCGTCAGCAGTTTCAGCATCTTGGCTTCCATCTACAGGCAATGCGCCATCGTAATATTCGCCCTGTGCTTCTAGGGCAAATTCATTGCCACCGTTGCGTAAGTCTTTTACAAGAGCATCAACAATAAGTCCTGCATCTCTAAAACATGTTGCTCTACTGTAAACACCGAGCAAAGCAGGATATGTTGTTTCTGTATAGTTTACAACTTGTTCTTGGATAAATTCTCTGTTATCTTCTAATACAAGTGCTGCTGTTTCCCATTTACCTACGTTAGTATAACCTGCACCAACGTTTTTAAGAGATCCTGGTTTTTTCAAATAGTGATAACCAAAGTATCCATCTACTTCATTAGTTAATGGATTAATGTACTGTTTACCGTTTGGTACTGTTGCTACATTAAACGAATAACCAACGCCACCTATATCAGCAGCATCAATTGTAATAAGTTCGTTTGCTTGCCAATTTTCACCAGCATTTGTTACTGTAATGTCAGTAATTGCGCCAGAAGCACTTACAGTTATTTCAAATTCAGCACCTTCACCGTAATACTGTGCAGTATATCCATTTGAAGGTATAGTGTAAGTTCCTGCGGCTCTTCCACTGTTAATTTGTGGTTCAAACTCTAAACTTTCAATAGCACTGTTACCAAGCACTAGTCCGTCAAATACTGCATCACGATAGAAGAATGTGTTTGCATATCTTGATTGTGATACACGTTTCTTAGGACGAATAATTACACGTCTAAATTCATCACCTTTGATAGATACGTTTGCTGGAACACGAATTGGAAAATCTTCTTCGTAAATACCTGATTCAATTCTAATGCTAATTTGTGTACTAACAACATAGTTGCCGTACTCTAGTTCTTCGCCTTCTTCAAATTCAATTGGTTTTAGAAGTTGTATTTCAACTTCGTCTGTTTCAACAACACTAACTGCTCTTGGACCTGATTCATATCTATAATCAATAATTCTACCAATAGCACCTGAGTTTTTACCTCTTATAACCTTACCAGGTATAATGTCTGTATTTTCTGGATTTGCTTGGTCAACAAAACCATAGTTACCATTTGAAATATTAATTTTATAAGTTGTTGTACCATCAACAATACTAGGTGCTTGTAGAGGACCATCGTTAATAACATCAATAACAGTATCAAACTTTGCTTCGGCAGCACTATCTGCTGCTGCATCTGGTACAATAGCCGGTTCGATATACTGTTCGACACGGGTTTGATACAGTGTTGGCGGAGCAGTATTCGTTAAAACATAATCTCTAACAAGTGTTTTTGCATATTCAATACCTGCAATGGTGTATGCTTTTTGTGTTCCAATAGCAACAGCAGAGCTTGCATTTGAATAATATGTAAGTCCTGCATAACGAGATAGGTAGTTAGCATTGTTACCTAATAAGATATCTAATCTAACAGCATCTAGTATAAGTTGGACATCACGTTCACATATAGCAATGTCATAACTTTCTGCAAAACTTGGGTATGTTGCATTAATATATGCTGTAACTTCCTTTGCTACCCATTCTTTGTTTTGTAAAATAAGTGTGTTAGCATTTGTACGTCCGCTGATTGTACTTGTAATACCTGCTGTAACAACATCCGATTTGCCTAAACCAGTACCATATGTCATTGTCTGCTGATATGGACCTGGTTCTGGTGGAGCAGAAAGAATTATTTCTTCTGCTTTTTGTGCTGCTGCATTTATTGTTCTATATGCATATGCAGGGTTACGCCCTTCCTTACCGTCTGGTGTAAATTCTTGCGAGTCGCTTCCTGCTGTACTTACATACAAGTTAACTGTACTTGTTGCTGCTGCATTATCGACATACAATTTTGTTGCTGCTTGTAAGTCATCAGGACCATTAGGTAAACCTTTTCCTCTAAGATCGCCAGGATGATCAAATAAATTTAACGCACCTGTCATTGAATCGCCTTGACGGCGAACTACACTCTTACGAGGAATAGCAACGTTGGACAACCAAAAACCTTCTAGATCTTCATCATAGCCGCCATCTGTAATTGTAAATGTTCCACTGCCGCCAGCAAGTAATATTCTACCTGTTCCGTCAAGGGCATCTTCTGCTGTCTCGTACAAGGAAATATGATCACCATCTGGGATACCTAAGTAATAAGTTCCGCCAGTTACTACTCCAAAAGGATCAGTGCCAGTTGAATTAAACACAAACGGAGCACCAACATATGCATCTGATAATCCGTGGTTGAGTATTTCTAAGTTTCCTAATTCAAGGTCTGTTGCTGTAAGTGTATAACCGCTTGCATCTGCAGGTTCGTCACCTAGTCGTAAACCTCCGCCTGCAACTTCTTTTTCTTGATAATTTCTATCAGCAAAACTTTTGTTGATAACAAGATCACTTACAGTTAAATCTGTACCGTGAACAGAGTTAAACGTATCAATTGCTGCTTGGTTAACTGTTACGTTAGCAATTGGCTGTGTAGCAGCATTTAACGGGCCAGCAAGTGTAGGTTCTGGGTCATTAGCAACACGAGAAACTAATTGTTTTAATATTACTTTGCCGTCAACAGTGAAGTCAAACCCAATAGTATCAGGTGATCCGTCTAAACTATTATCAGAAGCAAGTTCTAATAGTGCTAAACCACTGCCATCGGATTTAACTAGCGGAACTTTGTTTTCTTGTCCTTCATAGTTGTCTGGTGTATCACTTAAATCAGTAAAACTAATTTGTCCGCCGATGCCAAAAACTGCATACAGTTCTTGGAAGTTTTCGTTTACCTTACGAAAGGATTCACGAATACTATCACCGGTACCGTCGTTACCTGAAACACCAATATCAATATCTTGTCTTGCCATGTTTTACTCCGTTTAGATCGCTGGCTGGCTTAAATTATCCATGTCAAAGTTTACACTAACGCCACAGCCGCAACTGCTCTTTGCATTAGGGTTGTTAATCTCGAACATTGCACCCATTATATCTTTTTTATAATTTATTTCAGTGCCAAAAAGGAACATTAAACTGTGCGCTCCGACTACTAATTTGCCAGTGCCTGCATCAATTACATGATCATTTACTTCAATACCGTCTGGAGAATCTATAGTTCCCCATTCGTATTCAAACCCTGCACACCCTCCACCTTTTATATTAAGTGATACTGCATAGCAATTTTGTTCGCTACAAATGGTGTTGATTTGGTCTTGAGCTGATTCTGTAAGTGTACAAATGTCCATTTTCACTCCTTATCTAATATATTTATCGAACTATTTTATAATCTTAATGTAAATATATGTATGTTCATAAAAGAATATCAAAAACAGACGTGGCATCAGCGTAAAAGCAACAAAGGCATAAGTCATGAGTACTACCGGCACAAAACATTTATACTAATGCTTTGTGATAATTGTGGAGTTGAGTTTTCAAGAGAACGTGGAAGTATGGATCCTAAGCGGATATCCAATAACTACTTCCACGTATGTTCAGATTGTGATGCTAAGAAATTTGCTCAGAAAAAAGGCATAGAAAAGAAACAAATATGGGATATGCCTGCTAGTTCTGATTTGCCTATTGGCAAATTGTAATTATTCTGCTTTCCAAATAGTCCAAGCACCGTACAAAATGGCTGCATATGCTGCCAATGCTGCAATAGGCTTGAATATTAGGAAAGATACACCTGCTACTACAAGAATAACACCATCTAATGTTGTGCGCTCTTTGATTCGAGCATTAATCCATTTTTGTATCACGGCTTAATCTCCTTAGTTGTTTTTCAAGCATTGAAATACGAACGTCTTGATTACGTATTTTTTCTTCCAATCCTTGAACATATTTTTGTGAAGGAATAGTATGTTCTGCGCCATCTTCGCCTAGTACAACCATAGTATCAACACCTTGTCCACGCAATCCACCCAATACTCTGTTAGGGTTTTTATGCGATTCTGACTTCGATGTCGTTGAACCTTTGCGGCCGTACATTGCGTTCAAGTATCTGTCGCTCATTATCATTTCCTTCGTAGTATTTATGTAGTTCTAGGCTTGCTAAATTTTTACATTTAGACTCTACCATAATATCTGCTGTATCTAAAAACTGCAATGCCCAGTCGTTAACTGCTGTGTTCCACATGTAATCGCTGTGCGCTCGTAGTTTTGCTTTCTTGTAGCCTTGCTCTAGTAATGTTTCTTTGTTAGGTAATACATTTGGATTATGATTGATTAGATAATCTTCTCGTGATACTGAGTAATGAATAACAGGACGTACACCACGCCAACTATCTATTATGCGTAGATATCTATCGTCGGTGGGTTGAATGTATTCTCCACTATTGACCCAGTGGTGGTGTATGTCAAGAACGAGTGCGACGTGTTCGGCAAGTTCCAAACTGGCGTCGATGCCCCAGGACATTTCGTCATTTTCAATAGTAATACAGTTTCGTGCTTCTGGAGACAGTCTTGGAAGGACGTTGATGATGCCGGCTGGACCTCTGCGTCCTGAGATGTGGACGTTACACTTGAAGTCCTGCCAATCTTTACCGTAACCCATCCACCTAATAACGTCAACGTGGTATTCAAACTCCTCAATTGATCTCTCCACTATATCAGGGTTGTCAGATGCCAACACAGTAAACTGACCAGGATGCATAGACAACCGAACATCCAACTGCCTTGCAAGCTCGCCGACCCTTGCAAAATGCTTTTCGCAATATGCGACCACAGCAGGTAGTTTCCAATAATAGCACCAAGTAGGCTCAGTGTAAACAGGAAGGACATCACTGCCGAGTCTAACCATTCGTAATTCATGTGGTAAACCTCCTACGTATTCAATCAAGTTGTAGTATGACTGAATGTTGTGTACCATGATGGACCACAGTCGTTCTTCTGCAACATCACGAGTTTGACGATTAAGCCACTGTACTGTTGTACTGCGAGTATTTAGTGGCCGCTGAATTTCTTCTAGCAGTTTCTTTTTCTGCGTTTGATCTGGGTGCATGTACTTGCATGCAAAGCCTATTCTCTTAGTCATGTTTATAGTATACTGCCTTTTGTTGTTTATGTCAATCATTTCCAGTTTTCTCTTACCCATAAATCTTTACAATAATGTGGATTAGGATCACCATGAAATACTGCTATACTTGTTTCATTTAGTATTTTAGGTTCTCCTGGTGTTTCAAAATCTCTGTTGCCTTTTGTTCCTACCATACGAGGTTTACCTCGCATCTCCCATTTATAACTTTGTATCCATTCATCGGGCCAATAGTCAAAATCTTGTGTTATCTTGTGACGTATCCAATCTTGATCTCCATGCCAGCGTCGAATTGGTTCTGTAGGATTACGAGCAAAGTCCTTCCAAACTTGAGGGTGTTGTCCTGAATCAAGTCTAAACACACTTGAATTAAATTTAGGATAATTTTTAATTACAAATCTATTGAAGTCTCTGCATATTAAAAATTCCCCAGGTTTATGTGTAAACAAATGATCAATGTTACGAAACACAATTAAATCGAGATCTAGATATAATATAGTTCCTCTAAGTGGCAGTGCTTTGTCAAAAAACATCGGCTTATACCACCAGCCGACTGCTCCACCCATACCGCCAATCTTTGGTAACGGCTCTATTCTAACTCCAGGATCAATTCCGTCGGGGCGTTCTGTGAAACAAACAAATTCATAGTTAAGTGTACAGTTACGTTTTACCATATTGTACAAGTTGTTTACATACTCCGGACCATACTTGGCTCCGAATTTCAAACAAACTACATAGTTTTGTTTTGTTCCCATCGGGGTCGGATTTAGCCTCTCTTTGGCTAAATCCAATTTTTCTTGTAACTTACGAGCTTTCCGTTCGCCTTTAGTTTCCCCGGGATAATAAGTTTTCATCTAACCTTCATAAATTGCTGAATTGGCTCCATGTTCGGCACATTCTACTCGCACACAATAACAACGATTGTTTGTTTGTTCACGTACTAGTTGATCTGCAAATTTAAATGCGTGTTCTGCAAACTTCTCTGCACCAACGCCGTCAAAAATACGTAGTTCTGCTAGACCAAACTCTTCCATTTCTTGTAGTTTATATAAAAATGGATCAGCCCTATCTACTGCTACCTTATGATCAAAACTATCTTCAAGCCAAGCCTTCAAAGGTTTTAGTCCTCCAAAGTCTACAGCCCAGTTTTTATTATCTAATTCGTCACAACCAAATGTAAATGTAAATGCTAATGAATAACCGTGTAGCAGATGACAATGTGAATGATCTGCGTTAGGCTGGCGGAACACTGCTGATAAGCCAATGTTGTGTCCGTAATGTTTTGTACTGTAATATTTACCCATCTCTTGCCTCCTGTATTAGTCGAGTAAGTTTGATGCGCAGAGTGTTTATAGTGGGATGAGCATATAAGACCACTGTATACATATATTATACTATATTACTTATCTTGTCAAGTGAAACATTAAATTTTTTCCAAGATTTTGGTAACTCCCAATTTTCTTCTGCATAAACAGTAAATTCTACATCTGCAAAACATTCAAATATTTTTGATATTTGGTAAATCCAATATCTAGGATCAACTGCTGGTTTTTCTGCTTCTGCATAATTTTTTGTACCTTTGTAAATGTTATTAATAAGTTTATTTTTGCTGTACAAATCAAAACCTATAAGTTTAACTTTTTTCTCTTTTGAGTATTTTGCTCCTAAAAGAACAGCATAAGGTCCAGCACCCCAGTGTGCGGGCAAGTCCCAACGGTCCATACCCGGATACGGAATATCAGGCAGTATACGCAATTTATGTTCTAGATTGTATAGATCGTAATGTTCTTTTCTAGACCATATCTTTGGTCTATCTTCAAAAGGAATTTCGAACACTTCCTTTAGCATTCTTTTGTCAACACACACTAGATGATTAACTTCAAAGTCGCGGAATATAGCATTACACCCTATTTTAATTTCTTTAATATTATTAAGGTTAATTCCTTTGCGACTTTCGCCGTTGCCAATTATTAACATATCTATATTTAAATAAATACAATGTCAAAAGTTAATAATTGGATGAAACCTGGACGTACTAACACCAAATTAGATAACTTATAAATCTTTTTTAATTTTCTTCAAGTCATCTTTTAGTTCTTGTATTGTTGTTTTAAGAGATCGTATGTAAATGGCAAAGTTCGCTATTTGGTTAAGTGCCCAGTACCACCAGGTTACTCCTGCTGCGAAAAATACACTACATATTATAACTATGGTATAATGATACCAAGTTTCTAGTCCTATCCAATATCCGAATACGATTAGTGCTAATGCGGTGAAAGAAAGTATTGTGGCAACCGCTTGCCACAGTTTGATATGATCCATTGTAATGCCTCCATGCCTATTGCAAATTATTTATAGACAATTAGAGAAGTATTATAATGTAATATTAAGAAGAAATTTTACCGAACGGTTTCCAAACACCGGGTGTACCTTCACGCACACAAACCCAGCCAACATAGCCTGTTGGTGCTGCATTGGTATTGTACATAACATCGCCCTGGCGGAATGTTCCATTTGTTGGTGCTGACTCACCGCTCATAATTTTTGTGCCAGCAACTTCGATAGCATTTGCTGTAGAAATTGACACATTCTCAGCAACGTTATTCACTCCTACACCAAGTTTGCCATAGATACTAACTCTAGCATTATCATTGCCGTTTTGACCAATGTCGATCTTGCCGTTTGATTTGACAGTTAAACGTGTAGTATTGTCGGTAAGTATCTGTAAGTCATCAGTTGTCCATGTACCCATTTTAACTGATTTTGCATCAGTATCAATAAAAAATTCACTATCAAGAGTAGTAATACTTAATATGCCATTAGGAGCATCTGTACCGATACCTAAACGCTGGCTATCACTGTTGTAGATGATAAATTCGTCAATGCTTAGATTGCCAAGTGTGCGTAGATTGTTTAATGTTCCAACTTTAGTTAGGCTACTTTTTCTTATACTAGGACCTAGCTCATCAACAGTTAACAAGTCTATATTATCAATTTTATAAGACTGTCCTCTATTAAGATCAATTGATTCTGTTGACCATATACGATCTGGATTGGCTCTGTATACAAATTGCTTAGTAGGACCTGATTCCTTCCAAACAATACCTTTTCCATAGATACTGCCGCCAGCGTCTGGAACAAATTCTAATGGAGAACTTCTTTCGTTACGAACATCTGCTGTAATTTCATCAACGTGTAGACTTGTTGCTGTAATCTTTCCATCAACATTTAGTCCACCTAAAATCTTAACACCGTCGTTGTTTTTAAGGGTATTGACCCATAAGTTATCAGCGTGTAGACCGTCATCTTTGACAGCAACAACTTGTTTTGTTGCGTCATCCTTAATTCCTACACTGCTAAATTGTGTGATACGTCCGCCGTGTATCTTGTCGCCGCTGATTTCATTGTTGAAGAATGTCGGCTTTTCGGCGGGTTTCAGTGCTATTTTTTCAATAGCAGTATGAACACCATCCAACGACTGTTTTAAACTTGCCAGGGTATCGTTAACGTGCTCCATTTGTCAGTTTCCTATTTTAGAATATCTCATACTGTATTTATTAAGATATCTTCAATAGTACTGTGTCAGGGTTGCATCTTCCGTTAAGTTTAGTGTCAGTTGTTGGGATTTCTTCTAAGAACTTGCGTAATTTTACTTTGCCAGCATCCTTAAACGCTCGTAGTTGATCATCTGGCTTGCGTAATGTCTTTTGAATACTCTCATCTTCTTTGTATCCGATGATAGTAGTACCTTTGACTTGTAATCCGCTGCCATCTCTGCCCATACCAGTTGGGTCTGGATTAATAGCAACATACTTGCCAAGTTTGCGTGTTTTAACGTTAAACACCCAAAGTTCACTTGCTCCAATAATTTGCTCTGGAGTAATACTTGCGAGTTTATACTTTTCGTCTGTTTTGCAGTATTTTAGTTTTGAAACTAACTTGTCTGCACTCTTTGGTTTAGCCTTGCGAGGCTTACGGTTTACTTTTGCACTATCAATAATGAAGTCTAGTGCTGATCGTAATTCGTCAATAGCCGAGCGATATTTTTTGATGTCTGCTTTTTTAATGTGGGCGTATCCTTCTTTAAGTTGCACCCATTGGTCTGCTTCTCGTTCTTCCATTTTTCCGAGCTGACCAGAAGTCGGCATACGTTCGAGTTCGTCATAGTCGTCGAGTACGTTTTCATAAAACCCTTTCATTTTACGTGCATGAGCTTGGCTAGGTTGTAACTTTTGGAAGTGCTTTTTAAAATCAAAACCTTTTGGATCGAATGTTTTAGGATCTTCAACCCAACCTTCTAACCATACATCGATATCTTCAGCCATATCTTGTGCCTGATCTCGGATACGTTCTTGGATAGTAGGAACATATACGTTTGCTTTTTCTTTTTCTTCCGCTTTCTTTTCAATTACAACTTTGCTTCCTTCTTCGATCGCGATTTCAATGCATCTCTTAAGAAAGTTACTCATGGGTTCTTTACTACCCATAGTGCCTGCTAGACTTTCCCAATAGTCATTTTCTTTTTCACTATAATCAGGAGCACCGTCAAGTAGTGTACTTGCAATAATTCCTGCTGTAATACTCATTTTACTGCTAGGAGCAGACTTTGCTTTCTTGATTTGATCTGCTGTATAGCCGTTTGCTTTCATCCATTTAAAAACACTAAGGTATAAATCAGCAGGCTTAAAATTTTCATAATAGAAAGATCGGCACGTTTCTCTTTGACGATGAATCTGCTCGCCATTCCAATTTTCCCATCCATCCCAACTTGGTGCTGCAAGTTTTGATCCACGCTTTACACGAGGTGCGCCGCGAACTGCTTTTTTCTTACGTGCTTTCGGAAGTGCCATCTGTATCTCCTAACTCTGTTTTAACATTATATAGCCACTATTAAGCAAAGTCAAGTATTTCTTCGCGATTATCTGTATATAAAACTTTTTTAATACCGAAACTAGCGATAATTTTAGAGCAACCTGGACAGGGTTTAGCAATACCATATATCCACCTCTTAGAGCCGCTGTACGGTCGTTTAACGCGGACTATGTTTAGTTCGCACTGTGCTAGTTGTCCGGGTGTAATCAAGCGTAGTGCATTGCGTATAGCGTCTACTTCAGCATGCATAAACATTTGATCTTCACGATAACCGTCTCCCATCATCATAGGATGAGTTTTCATTTGGTTGAAACCTGTAGCAATTAAATGCTTTTTGTAAGTAATTCCTGCGGCCATCGGAACACGACGAGAATTTGCATAACCACCAGAATCGATAGCCAAACGAGTAAGCATTTCTAAAATGCGCTGATTCATGCTATTAACGATCATTGTGGGACCTAATCCCATAAATTGTTATAGTACTTGCCAAACAGTCTGAAACCGTTTGAAATGCGTTCTTCATATTTCTTCCGAGCTTCCCAGTCATACACTTTGGCATGCTCGGGACCTTCTACTATTTGGTAA